CCGGATACTAAGTGGACTAGATTTGGTACTGCAACAAACAGAACTGCTATATGTAACTACCCTGTACAGGGATTTGCTACAGCCGATATACTACCATGTTGTTTAGTGGAGTTAAACAAAAGATTAACCAACCTTGAATCTTTGGTTTGCAACACAGTACATGATTCAATTGTTGTTGATTGTCACCCTGATGAAGAAAAACAGGTGATACAAATATTAAAAGATTCTATGTTAGGGGTTGCAAAAGAATTGGAACTGAGGTACAACCTCAAATATGATATGCCAATTGGAATAGAAATAAAAAAAGGAAATAATTGGCTTGACACCCATGTGGTCTATCCTATATGATAGATTTATCGCAACGTACTTTATAAGGAGAAACCGATGAGTACAGAAATAAGTAATACAAATACAGCCTTTGATAATTTGGTAAATGCATTTGCAGAGGGTGATGAAGAAAAACTAATAGAACTTTCAGGTCAAGGTGAAAATTCTAAAGCTAAGACTATGCTACCTAAACTTGCTATCAACTATGAGACAGATACTGAGGATGGCAAAACTTTGAAGAAAGGTACATGGCGTATTCAGCATGGGGGTAGATTTGTTTATTCAGACAATGTGATACTTAGACCATTCATGCGTACTTTCTTTTGGTCTTTATGGGATTCAGAAGCAGGACGTTCTGTATCATCTTCAGTTCAGCAACCTTCTATGCAGAATCGAGACTTCTCGGATTCAGTGGGTGGTCAGAAGTGTGGTAGACTTCCTAGAGATGAAGTTGAAAAGTTAGCTGAAGACGATGTTCGTGCTATAACATCTAAAGCAGTAAACTGTAATCAGTTAATTTATGGTGTGGTTAGTGGAACGTTTAAAGATGCAGATGGTGAAGAAGCTATTCTCAGTGAAGAACCTGCCATGTCATATTTTAAGCGATCAGGGTTTATGCCCGTTAATAATTTTATTAACAACATAACAGATGGTACAACTAAGCGTATCATGCAAAAGGTTGAGATTAACCTTAAGACTAGCAGACTAAAGAAAGGGTCTGTGACTTTCTTTGTTCCTGTGTTAACGGAGCATAAGTATCTTGAAAATATCACAGAAAGTGATAAGGAGTTGATGCGAATGTTTGGAGAAACTATCAAGGGAACTAATGCTAAGATTATGAACCAGCATAGGGAAGCATTAAAGTTGAATGCATCGAGTGAAGACACTGACCTGTCTAAAGATTTTGATGCTGCTGCTGCTTAACATTCAAGACTTTCTTGAGAAGGCTACAAGGGGAGAGGTAACTCTCCCTAAGTACCTTGTGGAAGAATTTGAAAAGGCTTGTGGGGTTGCTGTAACTAAACAGTTTAGTAGACAACAGAATGAACCTGAGAAACTTCGTATGTCAGGACTAGGTAGACCTGTTTGTCAACAACAGTTGGGGTTACGGCAACTTCCCAAACAAAGTTCATACAACAACATCATGCGATTTTTATTTGGTGATCTTATAGAAGCAGTAGCCATGTTGGTTATGAAAGCTTCTGGAGTTAATGTTGTTGCAGAACAAAAACCATGTGCATTGGTTCTTAATGGAGAGAATATAAAAGGAACACTTGACGTTATTTTAAATGAAGATGGTGAAAATAAAGTATGGGATATTAAATCTGCTTCTCCATTTTCTTTTGATTATAAATTTAAAAAAGGTTATGGTGCAATAAAAGAAGATGATGCCTTTGGATACATCATGCAAGGTCATCTGTATGCAGAGTCTAATGATATGCCTTTTGGTGGTTGGATAGTTATAAACAAATCCACAGGAGAATGGGCAGTTGTGACTGCTCCAGAAGATCAGTTAGAAGAACGCAAACAACTTATAAAACAGGCAAATGAAACAGTTAGGACTATAAGAACAGGTAAGTTTAAAATACCCTTTAAAGCTGAGTGGGAAACTTATAAAAATAAAGGTGAAATAATCCAAACAAAAAACAGAGTTATGCCAAAGCCATGTACATTCTGTGATTATAAATCTCATTGTTGGAAAAATTCAACCCGACAACCTAAGATAACATCACGAGCAAAATCCCCACCAATGACATGGTATACAACTTATGCTCAGAAAAGTTTATAGTGGCAATACTGTTTACCACTTCATATCCGTTGGACTTGGTAATGATGAATCCTCATGTGTCGGTTATATATGTGGAAAGTCATACAACTACGGGAGGTGGAAGACAGATGTCTTACCTACGAAACCACTTAAGAGGTATTCCCCTTACATTGAAGGAAAACTTTACGACAGAAGGACACTTAACACCAGCGACAGAGATTAGAGATATTCTGTTAGTTGAAAAACAACTCAGGGAAACAAGAGCAAGATTACAAGCTTTTGCAATTGTTTGTTTTCCTATCACTCCTTTTGATGTTGAGTTGACACGCCTAGAAAAACACTCCCCTAAATTTGGTAAGTTTGTATCAGATAAATTAGAAAAGATAAAAAACGAGTACCTATAATGATAAGATATAGATCACAGTTTGAAAAGCTTGTGGCGTTGAGTATACGTCAGCAAGGTGGTAAGTTTGAATATGAGAAACGTAAATTCAAATATAAACCTACAACACGAACCTATACTCCAGACTTTTATATACCAGAGACAAACATATATATAGAAGCAAAAGGTAGGTTCATATCATCTGATAGAACCAAGATGTTGTTAGTTCAACAACAACACCCTGATATGGATATACGATTTTTGTTTTATAACTATAGACAAATGCTTTACAAAGGAAGTAAAACACATTATGGTGAATGGTGTAACAAACATAATTTTAAATGGGCAAACAAAACAGTGCCTATAGATTGGTTGAAACATGAGTGATGATGATAAAAAAATCTTAGAAAAGTTTACCTTGTTACCCAACAGGTATTATATAATTCTAGAAAAGTTAAGTGAAGAACGCTTTGGTTTATCAGCTTATGACACAACAAAATCAGATAGAAACAAAGTCCCATGTGCAGCAGAAGTTGCACAAGAAGGGTTGCTTGAGTTGTTAGACATGGATTTTGAACGTGTAGTAGGTGCAGGAGTTGCAAGAATAGAAATGAAAAAGCTTGAAGACCATGACAGTAATCTGGTAAAACTTAAAGATAAATTAAATACAGATAATGTTATTAAAGTTGACTTCGGAGAAAAACAATAATGTCCTACAAAAATATTATAGAAAATAAGCAAGGAAAAGATATGGTAAATAACCCCCCTCACTACAACCAAGAACGCATAGAATGTATAGATGCCATACAAGCATGTACAGGAGAAGGGTTTGTTCACTATCTTCAAGGAAACATAGTTAAGTACATGTGGAGGTTTGACTACAAGAATGGTGTAGAAGACTTAAAGAAAGCACAATGGTATTTAAACAAGCTGATAGAAGTGAAGGAACAAAAGTAATGCGTGAAAGTTTGCCTACTCCATACCAAGACTTTATTCATAAGTCTAGGTACGCTAGATGGAATGAAGAAGAAAGCAGAAGAGAAGATTGGAATGAAACTGTAGATAGGTATTTAAATTACATAACTGAACATGTAAAGAAAGAACATGGTTTTGATATAGATGATCATAATATAGGACTGTACGGCACACTAAGAAAATATATACTAGAATTAAAGGTAATGCCATCTATGCGATCTATGATGACTGCAGGAGAAGCATTACATAAAGACAACATCTGTGGATACAATTGCAGTTATATCCCGGTAGATCACCCAAGAGCATTTGATGAATGTATGTATATACTTATGTGTGGTACAGGTGTGGGTTTCTCTGTAGAAAGAGAAAATGTTGATAAGCTACCTGTAATTGCTGAAAACATGCACAACTCAGATATAATTATTTATGTTAAGGATAGTCGATTAGGGTGGGCAAAAGCCTACAAAGAACTTATTGCGTTGCTTTACTCTGGGCAAGTTCCCACATGGGATGTGTCACAAGTCAGACCTGCAGGTGCTAAACTTAAGACTATGGGGGGTAGAGCATCAGGTGCTGAACCTCTTGTAAACTTGTTTAAATTTACTGTTGAAAAGTTTGAGAAGGCAAAAGGTAGAAAGTTGTACCCATTGGAATGCCATGATATTATATGTAAAGTAGGTCAAGTAGTAGTTGTAGGAGGAGTTAGACGATCTGCTCTTATAAGCTTATCTAATTTAGGAGATGACCAAATGCGATACGCTAAATCAGGTGTATGGTGGGATGAACCCGAAAAGAATATATATAGATTTGGCTACAGATCAATAGCAAACAACAGTGTATCTTACAAGGATAAACCTGAGATGGGAACATTCATGCGTGAGTGGGTGTCTCTGTATGAGTCAAAGTCTGGTGAACGGGGTATGTTCAACAGAGAAGCCTCTGATAAACAGGTTGCTAAAAATGGCAGAAGAGAAACAGGGCATATGTGGGGTACAAATCCCTGCAGTGAAATAATACTTAGACCTTATCAATTCTGTAATCTATCTGAAGTTATTGTACGTAAT